TGAGCGTTGTAAGGAAAATTTCTTACCCTTTGTAAAAGAGATGTGGCCTGTCTTTATATCTGGAAGGCATCATCAGATCATGGCAGAGGCGTTTGAGAGAGTTGCTGCGGGCGATTTGAAAAGGCTTATCATCAACATGCCGCCTCGTCACACTAAGAGTGAGTTTGCTTCTTTTCTCTTTCCTGCTTGGTTTCTAGGCAAGTTCCCAGAGAAGAAGATCATTCAAACCGCGCATACCGCTGAGTTGGCAGTTGGATTTGGTAGGAAAGTTCGTAACGCCGTCAACACTCCAGAGTATCAGGCAATCTTTCCTACCAAGCTCTCTACGGACTCCAAAGCAGCAGGTAGATGGAACACCAACAAAGGTGGTGATTACTTCGCTATCGGCGTTGGCGGCGCGGTAACAGGTAAAGGTGCAGATGTTCTGATCATTGACGATCCGCATTCTGAACAAGAGGCAATGCTTGGCAATCCTGCGGTTTATGACAGAGTGTTTGAATGGTACAACGCAGGTCCTAGACAGCGTCTCCAACCGGGAGGGGCTATCGTTGTAGTGATGACCCGATGGTCCAAAAGAGACTTAACGGGGCAGATCATCAACAACGCAATCAAGAGAGATGCAGATGAATGGGAAGTTATAGAGCTTCCCGCGCTGATGCCTTCAGGGAATCCTTTATGGCCCGAGTTCTGGAGCCAGAAAGAACTAGAGGCAATCAAGAATGAATTGCCGGTAAGTAAGTGGGAAGCCCAGTATCAGCAAAACCCAACCTCTGAAGAAGGGGCAATCATCAAACGGGAGATGTGGCAGGTCTGGGAGAAGGAGAACCCTCCTCAGTGTGAGTACCTCATTCAGTCTTGGGATACGGCTTTTGAGAAGAGTTCAAGGGCTGACTACTCCGCCTGTACAACATGGGGCGTGTTCTATCATCCCAATGAGAATGGAGATGAGATAGCCAACATCATCCTATTGGATGCATTCAAAGAAAGAATGGAGTTCCCGGCGTTAAAAAAGAAAGCATTGGAAATGTACAAAGAATGGGAGCCAGATTCATTGATCATTGAAAAGAAAGCAGCAGGCGCCCCTTTAATCTATGAATTGAGGCAACTGGGCATTCCTTTGTCTGAGTACACACCATCAAGGGGCAATGATAAGATTGCCCGTGTAAACGCAATATCGGATGTATTTGCATCTGGCTTAGTGTGGGCACCAGATACAAGATGGGCAGAGGAATTGGTTGAAGAGGTCGCGTCTTTTCCAAATGGGGATCACGACGACCTTGTGGATTCTACAAGTCAGGCTCTTCTTAGATTCAGGCAAGGCGGTTTCATTAGGTTGGAATCCGACATGAAAGAAGAAGAGCCAGTGTTTAAACGTAAAGTGGCGTACTACTAATGGACTATGAACCGTTATTTAAATTGCCTTCCGGCACAGACGATATTGAATATGTGTATGGGACAGGCAGAGGTTCTACTTACGCCCATCATTCAAATCAAACTTCTACTCGAAATAGAAGTGGCGCAAACCATAGAGATACCTCTACTGGAATACAAGGACGTTCTGGGAAAACGGTTTACATGGATCCAAAGCATGTAAACAGCATTGCTGGTCTGTATCAAAACGCAGAGATGGCAACTAAATTTCATCCAGTTACGGATAGCGAAGGAAAGCCAACTGGACGCGCCGCGTTGTATTTAACAGAAGATTATGGTCCCCGAAAAGCGGGTTCCGTACTTTCTGAAGTGCCGTACAGCCTTAAACCAGCGGTTGGATTGCATCCGGTTGAACTATGGGGAAGTGAAAGCCCTAAAGGCTCAGAAGGCCGAAACATTCACTGGGGCAGCAAAATCACCGAGATCCATCCGCGTCCAGATCGTTTAAAGCAGGCGGGCAAGGTTGGGTTAGCAGCCGGTCTTGCAGGGGCTGCTGGTGCAGCTAGTGCTGGGGAATACCGCAAAGCCGCTGGCATGTTAGGTGAAATGGCATTGCCTTGGTGGGCAAGCGGCAGTGACTTGGCCACTGACGAAGAAGCATTAGCAAAAGCCAAAAAAGCTTACGGTAAAAAATCTGGCGGCTCAGTTAAGATGCCTGATTCGTATTCCAGCGGAAATTGGAAACTAATCTAAGGATAAGCAATGTCTATTGAAAAGTCTTTATACGCGGCACCCGAAGGTCTTGAGGCTCTTGGAGAGGAACTGGACATTGAGCTTCCAGACGAAGAGCTAGGTGAAACTCAAGAAGAACCCGAAGAGCCTATTGGGTTTGATGAAAACCTTGTAGAACATCTTGACCCACGGGTTGTAGAAGAGCTTGTTTCAGATATCCTCAGTGACTTTGATGATGATATCTCTGCCCGTAAAGACTGGATCAAAGCTTATGTAGATGGTCTTGAGCTTTTAGGATTAAAGATTGAAGAGCGCATGGACCCGTGGCCGGGTGCCTGTGGCGTCTACCACCCTCTATTGTCAGAAGCGTTGGTTAAGTTCCAAGCAGAGACAATCATGGAGATCTTCCCTGCCTCCGGTCCTGTAAAGACCGAGATCATAGGCAAGGAAACCCCAGAAAAGAAGGACGCCGCCGCTCGGGTTCAAGCCGACATGAACTATCGGCTCACTGACGAGATGACCGAGTATCGCCCGGAGACAGAACGGCTTCTGTGGGGTTTGGGAATCTCAGGCAACGCTTTCCGTAAGGTCTACTTCGATCCCGGTTTAAACAGGCAAACAGCTATCTTTGCACCGGCTGAAGATGTTGTAGTTCCTTATGGCGCTTCTAACATTGAGACATCTCCCCGCGTCACTCATGTAATGCGGAAGACAGAGAACGAACTTCGTAGACTTCAAGTCATGGGGTTTTATGCTGATGTTGACCTTGGCGAACCCAACAACACATTAGATGAGGTTGAAAAGAAGATTGCCGAAAAGATGGGATTCCGGGCCTCATCAGACGATAGATACAAGCTGCTTGAGATGCAGGTAAATCTTGACATCCCCGGACTAGAACACACGGATGAGGACGGCGAACCCACTGGATTAGCATTGCCATACCTTGTCACAGTTGAGAAAGGAAGCAATACATGTCTTGCCATTCGCAGGAACTGGGAAGAAGGCGATGAAACATATAAAAAACGGCAACACTTTGTTCATTATGGGTACATTCCCGGCTTTGGTTTCTATTGTTTTGGGCTTATTCATCTCATTGGTGCTTTTGCTAAATCCGGCACCTCTATCATTAGGCAACTGGTTGACGCCGGAACTCTTGCTAATCTGCCCGGAGGCTTTAAAACAAGAGGAATGCGGGTCAAAGGTGACGACACCCCAATTGCCCCAGCAGAGTTTAGAGACGTAGATGTTCCATCAGGGGCAATCAAAGACAACTTAATGTTGTTGCCTTACAAAGAACCAAGCCAAGTCCTTCTAACGCTCTTAAACCAGATTGTTGATGACGGACGTAGGTTTGCTAACACCGCAGACTTCCAAGCGTCTGACATGTCTGCTAACGCCCCTGTAGGGACAACGTTAGCCATCCTAGAGCGTACCCTAAAGGTGATGAGCGCGGTTCAAGCCCGCATTCATTACTCAATGAAGCAAGAGCTACGTCTGCTTAAAAACATCATCGCAGACTATACGCCCGAGGAGTATGAGTACGAACCAGCAGAAGGAAATAAAAAGGCAAAGAAATCTGACTACGAGATGGTGGATGTTATCCCCGTGTCAGACCCAAACGCCGCAACCCTTTCTCAAAAGGTTGTCCAATATCAAGCAGTCATTCAACTTGCACAGCAAGCCCCGCAGCTTTATGACTTAGCATATCTACATAGGCAAATGCTTGAGGTTCTAAGCATTCCAAATGCAAATAAGTTGGTTGCATTGGAAGATGACCAAAAGCCGGTAGACCCAATGTCCGAGAACATCAACGCAATGAAGGGCAAACCCCTAAAGGCGTTTATTTATCAGGACCAAGACGCTCATATTGCAGCACACCAAGCGTTTATGCAGGACCCTATTGTTATGCAAACAATAGGACAAAACCCGCAAGCGCAAATGATTATGGCTTCCCTGCAAGCGCACATTGCAGAGCATCTAGGGTTCTCTTATAGAGCAAAGCTTGAGAAACAAATGGGCGTTACCATGCCCCCGCCCGACAAAGAGCTTCCAAAAGAACTTGAAGTCGAGCTTTCTAAGCTTATTGCTGTTGCATCGCAACAATTGCTACAGAGTAATAAAGCTCAAGCCGCGCAGCAGCAAGCCCAGCAACAAGCCCAAGATCCTCTTATTCAAATGCAACAAGCAGAACTTCAAATCAAAGGGCAAGAAGTTCAAAGAAAGGCAGGTAAAGACCAAACGGATGCCCAACTCAAGATGCAGCAGCTTCAGATTGAGAGGGAAAGAATCCAACAACAGGCACAAACAGACGCAATGCGTATCCAAGCGCAATCTGAACAGGCCCAAGCCCGCAACGCGCATGATCAGAATCTAGAACGGACGCGATTGGGTGTACAAACGGCTATTGAACAAGCCAGATTACAAAAGGGCCAAGAATGATTGATAAGTACCTACGTATTCTTATTGATGAGATTGATGACAAAATTGAACAACTCCAAGACGCGATGTCGATTGGCTCGCCCCGCGACTTCCCGGAGTACAAAGAAATGGTCGGTGTGGTTAAAGGTCTACGCATCGCCCGTTTAAACCTAACAGACCTACGTTCTAAAGCTGAGGAATCCGATGACTAAACTCGTATTGGCTACAGAAAACGGCGAAGTACCTGAAAACGCCGAAGATAAAGCCAAACAACTACCCCGCCCAGCCGGGTATCACCTCCTTTGTGCAGTACCAGAGGTAGAAGAAGAGTTTGATAACGGGCTTATTAAGTCCTCGCAAACTGTTCACTTTGAAGAAATGTTAACCACAGTGCTTTTTGTGGTTGCAATGGGTCCAGATGCATACAAAGACCCCAAGAAATTCCCTTCTGGTCCTTGGTGCAAGGTGGGAGACTTCGTTTTAGTACGTCCAAACGCAGGTTCTAGGCTGGTAATCCACGGCAAAGACTTCCGTTTGATCAATGACGACACCATTGAAGCCGTAGTGGATGACCCCAGAGGAATTAAGCGTAAATAAGGAGCTTAAACATGGCTGAATACGAGAAAGAAGAGTTTAAATTCCCTGATGAAATCGAATCCGAAGCCAAAAACGAGGCTGAAGACGACGACATTGAGGTAGAAATTGAAGATGACACCCCGGAAGCAGACAAAAACCGGGAGCCTTTGCCTAAAAAGGTAGCAGAAGATCTCTATAACGACGAGTTAGAGGACTATTCCACCAAGGTAAAGGGCAAACTTGTAGCTCTAAAGAGGCTTGCACACGACGAAAGACGCGAAAAAGAGCGTGTTTTGCGTGAAAACCAAGAGGCAACAGCCCTTGCAAAGCGCCTTTTTGAAGAGAATAAACGCCTTAAATCGTCTTTAAATGAGACCGAAAAGGTCACTCATTCAACGGTTTCAAGGGCAATTGAGCTTGAATTGGACGGTGCAAAGCGGGCTTACAA